CCAAATATAATATGGGCAAGTCCACCCTGCACTACTTTTTCTATTGCAAGTTGTTATTATCATTGGAACAAAGACAGAACACCAAAAACCGAACGATGTAAAGAAGGCATTAGAATTATAAAAAAAACTATTGAAATTATAAAAGAAGTAAAACCAATGTTTTATTTCATTGAAAATCCAAGAGGGCTGTTAAGAAAACAAGAGATGATGAATGAATTTCCTAGACATACGATAACTTATTGTTCTTACGGAGATATGAGAATGAAACCAACGGACATCTGGACTAACCTAAAATGGAAACCAAGAAAGATGTGTAAAAACGGAAATAGGGAATGTCATCATCAACCTGCACCAAGAGGAAGCAGTACAGGCACACAAGGATTAAAAGGATCATACGAAAGAAGTCAAATTCCACCAGATTTATTTGAAGAATTGTTTCAACAAATGGGAAATGCACAATTAAATGCTTTATTACAACTATTTGTAGAAGAAAATAACAATAATTCAAAATAACGCACTATTTTCGGTGTTCATACCACTTTGTTCTATCTCGCTTATGATATGCTATCAAGAGTGTTTTTATGGCTTTGTAGGGGTATTTTAAGAAGAAAAATTTCTTATAATTGTTGTTCCAGATTGATCGCAACTCTGAAAACATTGTAAGCCGTTTCTGATACTTCTAATTTGTTATTTGTAAGGCGAACTGTGTAAAAAGTATCGCCATCTTCACTATATTGAAAAGTATTTTTCATACCTTTTGTATAATCATGCAAAGCCACTAATCTATTTTTGTTTGCTTGGCTTATATTTTCATACACCAACTTTCTTTGTATTCTTGATGACTCGTGATTTGCAAAAGTAAAAGTTTTACCACCGATTGATTTCTTGGCAACTATGCCATCATAAGTTTGAGATACATCAGTTCCTATGTTTGGATTTTGTGTTGGAGTATAAGTTGGACTATCATCTTCAAAAACATTAGCATTATCACTATGAGTTGCAGCAGTTGTTCCATTGACACCTCTAACAACTGTTAATGTATTAGATGAAATATTAGTAATAGTCATTTCTTCATTATCAACTTTTATATTTTGATTAACCTCAAAGTCTGTTCCATCATCAACACTTATAGATGTTGCAGATGTAGATGATATAGCAGCAGCAAGATCAGAAGTGCTATCTGTATCTGGTGTTGTATCTACTCTAAATCTAACTCGTGCTAATGCCATAATTTAATTTACCTCTTTTTATATTTCTCTCAAAACAACTTTTAAACTTCCTGGACTTCTTGTAAGTGATGTTACTATAAATTGCTTTCCATTGAAACTTTCTCCAAAAGGAGCTATAACTTGATTTGTATGGTCAAAAGCACACACATCTCCAACTTCCATTAAATAAAAATATGAACTTCCACCAGAACTACCTGGATTTACAATTTCAGTATTAATAATTAATTTTGGATTTCCTTGAATAGCATTATAATAATTAGCAAAGCCATTACTTCTGTGTGGAACTGTAACGCTACTTATTGTTGTAGTTGCTCCCATATTCGCATCGCCTATTTTATTTCTCAAAATAGTTAATTCAGTTGTTTCTACATTTTCTTTTGTAGCTATATTATAATCACCTCGTGGATCGTTTGTAGTATCTTCGCAAGTTTGCGTCAAAAATGTTTTATCATTAATAGGATTAACCTCATATTTTATTTCTCTTTTAGTTATTAGAGATTCTATTGGCGTGATTGATATTTTCATACCCCTTATATCATCTTTGCTTATAGTGTGCAAAGTGTTCATAGTATCATCAATATAAACATATTGAGAAGATTGGTCTGCTGGACGAAAACGATGTATAAACGCACCTTCAAATTGAACTTGTTCTAACAGTTTTTTTAATTCTATTTGTTTGTTTGTATAATATTTGCAAAACCAATTTGTTCTGTCTGTTTCTAAGTCTGATAAACTTTTTCCGTTATTTACAACAGGCGTACCAGTTACTCCTGCAAATCTATACAATAAATCTCTGTGCATATCAAATATATTAGTTACTGTTCCAGAACTAAAGGATTTATCCAATCCATCTGCTCCTGTATATAATTTTTTTACACTCGTAACTGCACTATTTTTTGATAATTTATCAGCAGTAGCATCAGACGCTGTTGGTTGAGTAATCTTAGTAGTTACTTCTAAAAACATATCTTTTACAGTTACAGTTGCAGTATTAGCTGTACCATTTCCTGCATCTTGTGGTTGATTATTGAAAGACACAAACAATCTTATTTGGTCTGGCATTGTTTTTAAAGAACTAGAAAAAGTGCTTGTATTTAATAAGTCGTGTATCGAAGTGGTAGAACTAGCATTAGCAGTTCTTGTAATATCTACAAAACTAGAAGAATCGTTCCAATACGCTAACACTCTTAGGGTAACTGTTAAACTTCCATTAGTATCAGAAAAACTTGCTGTTTGATGTGTAAAGTGAAAATTTAATTCTGTTATTTCGTGATCTTCTTTTGGAAAATCAGTCATTATATAAGTACCACCAGGAGAAATAGTAGCATCTGAACTAAAAGCAAAAGTAGCAACTGTTCCTGCACCAGTAGAATCGTAAGCATTTCCTTCGTTTGATATTGTAAGTCCAGTAACACTACTTGGATTAGTCACAGTTTGTGGACGAATTTTATAACTTCTTTCTAAATCTAAATCTGTTGTGATAATATTTTTATCGGTATCTGTAGCTCCCTCGTAAGTAGTTGTTGAGCTATTATTTGCTTCGTCCATTGGTACAAAAATAGGAAAATTATTTTCATCGAATTGATCTTTTACTGGATAATGCAATCTACCATCAGATACGGATTTATGTAGTAAACAATTATAAACATCATTATTTAAACTATCTACTTGTACAGGAAATACTCTTGCAGCATCTACAAAATCAGGACTAGAAACTGTTGATGTTTCTGGTGTTCCTGTACCATAAAATACAGGAAAAAAATTACCTATTTTAGACTGATGTTGTAGTATGCTAATATTTTCTATAGGATTGTAAACAGCTATTGTCATAGAAAGAGTATCAACTCCATTTATATTAACATCTTTTAATCTTCCTTTAAATATTTGTTCTGTATATCCACCAACTCTGGAATGAACTATAACATCGTGGTTTATATATCTTCTTGTGCCACCATATATTTCTGCTGCTAATGTAGCGTTACTATGATTTGCCAAAGCACCATTTACACAAGTTAAACTAATGTTTCCTACCGAAGCAGTAGATTTTGACAAATCAATAGATTCTCTTATAGAGGGAATATTGGTTATAAATGAATGATATATAGTTGAACTACTACCAACTTCTGCAGTGCCTAGTCTTATATATTCTGTTGCAGCAGATCCTGAACTATATGTATTGTTTCTTAATTCAAAAATCCATTCTTCTTTGATACTTGCACCTAAAGCACCATTGTAATCACTATTACCTGATAAAGCCATTACGCAAGATTTCGTTTGATTGTGTTTTCAATCTCTGGTAATAAGTTATCTCTTACAAATTCTTGTGTGCCAATAACATTACCCATAATGTTTACATTGATAGAGCCACTACCACCTGCATCACCAAAATCTGGACTTGACAATGGAGTAATATCTACTCGTTCTCTACCACCAGGATTATCTCCAACCATAATCATTTGTTGTCCACCAGTTATAAAAGAACCACCACGAGCAAATGCTGGTGGTTGCTGTCCTGCTATAATACCTGCTTGTGCTGCACCTATTGCTCTAGTTGATATACCCAACCCTCTTAATCCTTTAGCTGCTGCTAACATAGCTGCAGATTTAATAGGATTTGTAACAGAAACTGCTGCTGCTTCTGCTTTTAATTTTTCACTTAAAAGCATAATTTCTGCAACAGTTTTATGGGTTGTCATTAAAGTTTTAACTATTTCGTTTGCCTGATTAATTCTAAATATAATATTTTGTTGTTTTTTGAATTTTTTAAGAGCATCTTTTTCCATATCTTGTCGCTGCTCTGCACTTGCATTTCTAAATCTATCTGTATCTCTTAATGCTTGTAATTCCGATTGTTTTCTTTGCTCTATATTTTGTTGAGCAAGTGACAATATTTTTGTAAAATGTGTTGTAAATAATTCTTCTCTTGTTTTTAATCTAAGAGCTTCACCTTCATCTAATAGTTTTTCTTGTTCTTTAGTTAATTCTTTGTACTGTGAATAAGCGTTTATTAAAGCATCTGGATCAAAAGAAAATGTAAATCCTAAATCTACTTGTTCTGCTTTTGTTTTTGCTATATCTTCTTCAAGTCCTGCTATTTTTCTTACAACAGTTTCATATTTCAGTGCGTGTTGCACTGCAAACTCTGCAAGTTTATTTTTCTTTTCTAAAGTATCTCTATTTTCCCTATCTATTCTTAATGATTCTTTTAATCCTTTAACTACCTTATCAAAATGAGCTTCTCCAAATTCCTTGACAAGATCTGTTTTATTATTGAGTGTTTTCTCTAAAGATGTTTCTTGTGCAGCTATTTTATTATTAATATCAATTAACTCTTTTTTAGTTGGAGCTACTAGTTCATTTGCTTCTGCTAATGTAATAGCATTATCTGCTTGTTCTATTTGTTGTAATTTTATTCTTTCGTTTGCTAATTCTAAATCTGCAGTTTCTTGATTTAATTCTTTTAATTTGCGAATGGTTGTTTCCATAGGAGTTTCATTCATTTGTTTAAAAAATTCAGCTACATTTGAAAAATCTTTTGCAAGTCCTTGAACAATTCCTTTCATTACTATAAAATCTCCAATGGCAGCTTTCATTCTTGTAAATGCGTCTGCCATATTAGAAACTGCTCCAGCCATAGTTTGAGAAAGTTTATCGGTAGCACCTGCAATACCAACTTCAGGATCAATCAAAGTTTCTTGCAATGCTTTTCTAAAAGCTGGTAAAGTCATTTTAGATAAATCTTCGATACCTTTTGTATCACGAATAAGTTGCAATATACCTCTTTCACGAAGTATATCTGCTGCTCCTGCACCACCAGCAAATGCTCTACCAAGTGCTTGTGCTGCTTCAGTAGCAGTTACACCCATAAACGCTGCTAAGTCGGCAGTAGGTTTAATCATTTCTTCTGCATTTGTACCAAATGCTTTTAATGCTGCACCAGCTTCAACAACATCTGTTAATGTAAATGGTGTCGTTGCTGCTACTTGATTAAATTTTTGGAATGCTTTTTCTCCTGCTCTTACAGAACCAAACATAGAATTAAGTCTTACTTGCACAGCTTCAAACTGCATAGAGGTTTGTACAGCACTTCGAATACTTGCTGCCATACCACCAAACATAAATGTCACAAGAAGGATTTTATTTCTCAATGCTCCAATATGTCTTTGCAATCCAGCAGTAGAAATTCGCATTCTGTTATTTGCTCTAACATTCTTTTTTAATTGAATTTCTAATTGCTTATTACGCATTCTTAAAACTCTTAATTGCTCTTTAAGTTTTGCAATTTGTGTAGAAGTTTTTAACATCGCAGAACGATGCTTTTCTTGAGCCATTAATAATTTCTTGGTAGCAGTAACTGCTTTTAGATTTGCGTTATTAAATTTTCGTTGAGCTGCAGAAACTTTATTTTGTTGTTGTGCTAAAATCTTAAGGGATTCAATTAATTTATTTGCTCCCTTTGTAGTAAATTCTAATTGTATTTCAAACTGTTTAGCCATTTTTCATATTGTTGTAATGTTTTGATTGTATATAATTTAACATTTTTTCTATAACATTGCACTTATCAATCCATTTTTTTGGTTGATTTCCGTATGATCCTTCATAAGGGGGTACTTTCATCTTTTTACAATAGGTATATCGTTGTATATCTCGTTGATATTCTTTGTTTATAAAGTTGTTTGTACAGGCAAAAAAAGGTAGGTGTGATTTAATAGCTTCGTGTATTTCAAACTTTCTTTCAGAAGTAGCGTTATGTTCTTCAACTTCTTCTTTTAATAGCTTGATTACATACCATACATCGTCCATAGATGT